CTGGCTCTACAGATGGCTCTAACGTCTTCCCTGATGGTCCAGATATTGTAACTATCACTGTACGTAACCTCAGCGCAGCAAACGTAACTACATCAACTGTTAACGGACGTCTATCCTGGACTGAAGCACAAGCATAAGGAGGCCTCACGGTGGCTTTAAATAAGCTAAACCATATATACGGTGAGCCTCTTGTTGTAAGTTCGCTTAACGTACTTGGCAGCACTGTCCTTGACAGTACCCTTACTGTTCTAGGAGAGTCTACCTTTGCATCTGCATCTATTGGTGCGGTCACAAATACTCAAATACAGTACCTAGCAGGCCTTACAAGCGACGTTCAGACCCAACTTAATGGGAAAGTTACAGCTGCCCAAGTTGCAACGCTCTACGCCCCTTTAACAGGCGCTACGTTTACCGGTGCGATCTCTGCTACCGACCTAACTCTTACTAACGACTTAACCGTAGCTAATGGTGGAACCGGTTTAAGCGCAACCACTAAAGGTGGAATCTTTGTAGGTAACTCTACAACCTCCTTCACTAACGTCACTGTTGGAACTGACGGCTACTTGCTTACTGCAGACAGTGCTCAAGCAACAGGTCTTAAGTGGGCAGCAGCTCCTGTAAGCCTTCCAAGCCAAACATCTAACTCAGGCAAGTACTTAACCACTGATGGAACGTCTGCGTCTTGGGTCACACTAAACGCCCTACCTACTCAGACTGGTAACTCGGGTAAGTTCTTAACCACAGATGCAACAACTGCTTCTTGGGCAACTCTTACAGCATCTAACCTAACTGGTGGAACTCTTTCATCTACCATCTTAGGTAACTCTACTGTTTACATTGGTACTACAGCTGTAGCCCTTAACCGTACAACAGCAAACCTTGGCCTTACTGGTATATCAAGCGTAGCATTTCCAGGATCAACCTCTGGTACAACAACTGTTCAGGCATCTGCAGCAGCGGGTACAACCACATTTACTCTTCCAGCAACTACAGGTACTGCGGCTCTCCAGGGAGACACTCACTATGTAGGAACTACTGCGGTTGCTCTTAACCGTGCTTCTGCTAACCAATCTCTGACAGGTATCTCAAGCGTTGCTCTTCCCGGATCTACTTCCGGAACTATTACTTTACAGCCCGCAGCAACTGCAGGTACCAACACTATTACTCTTCCAGCTGCTACTGGAACGGTTGATTTACAGGGCAATACCTTCTATGTAGGTACAACAGCTATTGCTAATAACCGTGCCTCAGCATCTCAGACACTTACTGGCGTGAGCATTGATGGTAACGCAGCTACTGCTACCTCTGTAACTAACGGCCTTACTACCTCTAATTACAGCTCTTATGCCGTACCACTATCTGGTGGAATTATGAGCGGTACTTTAACTATTGGAAATGTTGGAGACCAGATTCACCTTCACCCAGTAGCTAATGGAACTTCAGGAAAAACAACTCTTCTTAGAAATGATGGTTCTGACTTCTACATCCTTCTTGCTGATTCAAACACTACTCCAGCGTCTGCATCTTGGAATGCCTTGCGCCCGTTATTCATCAATACAACTACAGGAGTATTAAACTCAGTTAACAGCCAGAACTTTAGCGGAACAACTACTGTCCAAGGAACACTTGTTATTAACTCTGATGCTCGCTTAAAGGAGAACTTAACTCCTCTTACAAACGCCCTTGATAAGGTTAAAGCACTTACTGGTTATAACTACAACCGTATTGGTTCTGAAAAACTTGAGATGGGAGTTGTTGCTCAAGAGGTGCAGGTTATTGCGCCAGAATTAATTATAGAGAATGAAGAAGGAACGCTTGCTGTAGCCTACGCAAATATGGTAGCATTGCTTATTGAGGCAATTAAAGAACAATCTATTCAGATCGCTTCTCTTGAGGAGCAAGTAAAAGAACTTAGGGGCTAACAATGGCGACTACTATTTCGGGCACAACTGTTACTTTTACTGACGGCTCTACTTGGGGTGGGGCTAATGGCGCACTAACTCCAGATGGCAATACTTCTAGAACATCTTTAGACCACAACATTGGACACATTATATTAGCTAACTGTATTTTTAATGCCAATACCGTGGGGTTTGAATCTGGAGGCCTTACGTTTTGGGCATTAAATATGCCTAACTCTTACTATCACATATATGCTGGAGTTATTAATCTTGCACCTAATGTAAATACAGCTTTTGATGCTACTGATTCTAGACACGGCTCTCAGTCTTATTTTGCTAGGGGGTCTGGAGGAAGTACTTTAAGTGGTACTTGGAAAGCTAGAGGGCAAGCTTGCGGTGCAGGCATTAATCAAACAAATGGTTACTTTGTTTTAATGGAGCGTGTTGCATAATGGCGTTTACTTTATCTGGAACAACCTTAACCGCAAATAGTGGGAACGCATATACTTCACAACCTACAGCAGCAGCTATTGGTGGAAATTATTCAATCGGTTATGCGGTTGGGGCTTTTGTGATGTCTATTCAGGTAAACCCAAAGACCCCGCAATCTTATGTAAATGACGCTGTGGCAGTAAATGGAACTGCCGGATACTTGGTTCCTTGGCCTACTTGGTACTGGAACTATGTTCAAGGGGGTGGACCTTACACAGGTGCGGCAAATCAAGCTGTTACTGGTTTTATCACATCTGTTTCTTCTGTTGTAAACTTTCCCGCATCAAACACTAACTACACAGCTATACCTGGTGTGTGGAGAGCTTCTGGTTGGTGTGGAGATGCGGATTATATTGATGAGCAGTACTTTTATCAGGTGTTTAGGAGAGTCGCATGACTATGACCGTAGATGGTAACTTTATTACCTACAATGATGGAACTAAGCAGCAATCAGCAAACTTTAGAGTACTAGATGGTAACACCGCTCATAACGCTACCAATTACGCAATTGGTACGTACCTACTTATAGACACCAAACACTATAACGGTAGGACCAGCCCTATTCCTCTAGATGGTTGGGGAAGGTATTACACTGGGCCGTCCCTGTATGGGTCTCCTGCAAATCAGGGTTCAGGAGCAATTGCTGTTTTTAATAATGCTATGGGTTTTCTTCAAGCTTGTGCTGCATCGGGGGCTTCTGGAGGAACAACTTTATCAGGCACATGGGTTTCAAGAGGCTCTGGGCAATCTCAGGCTTTTGTCGTACGAATAGCATAGGAGAATAAAATGGAAAACAATCCACTAAGTAATGTAAGAGATGTAAAGCGTTTAGCAGAAGGCTCAGACCAGCGCTTTCAGTGCATCGTAGATTTAACGATGAACGGTGTTACAGAGGCAGTTGGTTACATCGCTGATAAAGACGATGTAGCTGAAACAGGTCAATGGGTCTACGCACAGATTATGAGCGGTGAAGCTGGGGAGATTGCAGAGTATGAACCACCTGCCCCTCCAACAGATGAGTACTTAGCTGAGATGGCACGTAATGAGCGAGGCTCTAGACTGCGTTACCTAGATACAATCTTAACTAATCCACTTCGTTGGGCTGCGTATAGCGAGGAACAACAGACCGTTATTGCTAAGTACCGTCAAGATCTATTAGACGTACCTGCACAAGCAGGTTTTCCTCAGGAGATTAACTGGCCAGTAAGCCCGGTTTAAAATGGCTTTCTATTCTTTTACCTACACAGTAAACAGTGTAAAGGGAAACCCTGAGCGTGAACAACATGCTCAAAAAATACATGACTATATGGGTAAAGTCACCACTCCTTTAGGAACTCCCACTATCTCTCTTACTAATAAGAAAGAATGTTGGGAGTGGCTAGAGGCAAACCCAGACTTCAATATAGATCTTGTAGGGTACAACCCTGGGCACTACTCTAAGTCTCAAGTTATTAGAAAGTTTTCTAAAAGAGATGGTTGGAAGTATGGGGAGATTGGCGTTTGGGCTAGTAACTTTCTTGCCTGGAAAGCATTTGTAAACTCCCCACAGGATTGTCTTATTCTATTTGAGGATGATCTTATTATACAAGATGACTTTATGCACACCCTGCACACCTACATGGATGAGCTCCCTGAGGATTGGGAGATATTCTACTTTTTTGTAGACCCATCAACACACGTATTCTACAAACCAAATGAGCATCACATTAATAAGGACCACGTCTGTACGGTGTACCAGGATTGGTCTAATGCCTGCTATGTGATAAACAAGAAGGCGGCATCCAAACTATACTCAGAGATCCAGGTTAACCCTATTGGCTTGCCAGTTGATTGGCACATCCTAAAACGATTAGATGTCTTTAACGTATACACTGTTTTACCAACAGCCTATATTCCTTGCAGCCTTGTACCACAAATTAAATCCAGCTTTCAAAGCTCACAGAAAAGGTGGGATTTAAGCGGGCCTTACGGTGAGTGGGGTGTGGATGACAAAGGAATACCATACAGTCCTTTAGCATACGTTAACTTGTTAGAGAAAGAGTATGAAAAACATGACTGACATCTTATATAAAGTTTTTCACTCAGACAAGGACACTGATAGAGAACACCTGTGGCATAGTGCTAACCATATCTTACAGTTTATTGGAAAAGAACTTGATACCCCTACAGTTTTAATATCTGGCCCTAGGGCTCTTAAAAAGTTTTTAAATGAGAACCCCGATTTTAACGTAGATCTTAAAGGCTACGACCCACGTAAATACATGGATTCTAGATCTCAGTTTGTAGGAGCTATCTGCAGAGTGGGTTGGAGATATGGGGAGCTGGGCGTGTGGGCTAGCAACTGGCTTGCTTGGAAAAACTTTTTAAACACAGATGCTGACTACCTGATCCTTGCTGAAGACGACATAGTTTTAATAGATGAGTGTAAAATGTTACTGGATCTATATGTAGAGCATCTGCCTGAGGGTTGGGATCAGTTTCATCTATGGGCTCCTACAGGAGACCTATCTCTATATGACCCAAACAAGCACGGTATAGGTAATATGTATGTGGCTAAGGCATATCAAAACTGGTCTAACACTGGATATATGTTGAGCCGTAGCGGGGCACAAAAGCTTTTAGATGATGTTAAAAAAAGAGGTATCAAACTACCTTTAGATTGGCTTTGGTTTCAGGAGTCAGCCGAGTTTGATTTTAACTGCTACACCATAACCCCACAAAGTACCCACCTATGTTATAACAGCGAAGAGGTTGGGTCCACCTTTCAATGGCAAATGAGGCGGGAAGACCTGACAAACTACGACTCTCACCTGTAAGCTTAGCTAGGTATCCAGAGGCAATACACTAATTTTTATAGTATAGTAAGACCCTAATCTTAAGGAGCACACATGCCAGCAGACTATCCCGGTTTAGTTCACTCATTTAGCCCTCGACAGGATCTGGTTGATACTGTTATTGCTGATAACGTAAACGCCCTACAGCTTGAGGTAGCAGCTGTTCAAACAGTTCTAGGTAGCTCAGCAAATAGCACCAACCCACTGATCTCTACCTTCTCAGGTACATGGAGCTCAGCAACATCCTCTTGGGGCACTGTGGGTGCTCGCCTTCTTAATATTGAAGCTGGTCTTGTTAACGGCGTTCCTAACGTACCTTACGTATTAAATACGGGTGGAAGCACTATTACCACCACCTCTAATAAAGCTATTGTGCTTCAAGCAGGATCAGGAAGCTTAAACCTTCTTGAATCGTATTCATCTGGAGCAGTATTAGGGTTTAACTTAAACTCTTCAGGTATCCCTAAAGTAGGAACTAACAATGTTCTGTATGTAGGTAGTACAGAGTACATCGCTTTAACTACTGCAGACACAAGTTCATCTGCATCGGCAGCAGCAAAGATCCCACTATCTACCGTAACAACAGCCGGTGATTTAATTGTAGGTACTGGAAACGCTACCGTTGGTCGTTTAGGTATTGGCTCTTCTGGTCAGGCTTTGATTATGAGCGGTACCTCGGTTGTATGGGGCGCACCTGTAGATGCTACTAAAATTCCTTTATCTACAGTTACTACAGCCGGAGATTTACTACTTGGTACTGGAGCTTCTACTGTTGGTCGTTTAGGTATCGGTACTAGCAGTCACATACTTACCTCTAATGGGACAACAGCTACGTGGGCAGCACCTGCTGTAACCGCAGCTCAACTTACCACAACTAACACAGCTGTAGCGACAGCTCAAGCAGCGGCAGATGCAAAGATTCCATTATCTACAGTTACCACTGCTGGAGATTTAATCCTTGGTACTGGAGCTTCTACAGTTAGTCGTTTAGGTCGTGGAACAACTGGTCAGGCTTTAGTTATGAGTGGGACATCCGTTGTATGGGCTGCTCCAGTAGATGCTACTAAAATTCCTCTTTCAACGGTAACCACAGCTGGTGATTTAATTGTGGGAACTGGAAGCTCTACAGTAGGTCGTATTGGTATTGGATCTAACGGCCAGATACTAACAAGTAACGGAACTACCGCTGCTTGGGCAACACTGTCGACACCATATGTAAATCAAACAAACGGCACAGTAACAACAGCTGCAACCTCCTCAGCTGTAGTTCGTAATATTCACACATCTACTTCTACTCCAGTATCCGGTAACGGTATAGATGGAGACGTCTGGCTTGTGTATACATAATGGCGGGCCGTGTTAAGGTAGCAGGTACTTGGAGAGCAACACCTGCTGTATACACTAAGGTAGCTGGAAGCTGGCGCACAGTATCAAAAGGGTATATTAAAGTAGCCGGTACTTGGAGACTATGGTTTTTAGCCGCTATCACTGATTCATTTACTAGAAACACAAACGGTACAGGTACTTTAGGTAATACAGATACTGGAAACACTTGGAGTAACTTAAGAGGGTCTTGGTTTGCTAACGGTACCCAAGCAGCAGAAATTGCTACAGCTACGTCAGCTTATCCTCTTGCTGTAGTTGAACTGGGTTCATCAAATATGATTGTCTCAGCCAATATTACACAATCCACGGGTGTTGTTGTATGGGGCGTTGATGCTAATAACTGGTGGGCTGTAGTAAATACAAACTATAACTATAACTTTCAATACACTGGTACCTGTACCTCTTGCAGCACCTGTTACTACTGCAGTAGTTATACTTGCGCCGGTGCCTGTGGTAACGCCGTAGCTGATACTAATAACTGCTGTACAAATGTAACTATATATGTTTGCGACGGCTACTGCGCGGGTTATGACTCATATGGTAATTGTTATGATTGGCAATATAATTGTTATTACGAAACTTTTTGCGTTGGAGATACCTATCCATGTGGTAATGCCGTAGCAGATACAAATAACTGTGGTTGCTGCTCAACCGCGTACACATGCTGTAGTGATTATTCTTGCACTCAAACCGGCACAGCTACTCAATATCAAATTAAAGTTTTAAGGTCGGTTGCAGGAACAATAACAGAAATTAATGCTGCAAACCTATCTTCTGTGGCAACTAGCGTATCAGTTACTACCTCAGGCAATACTTTGAGCTATACGGCTTATAGCGCAGGTTCACCAATTGCCACATACTCTGCGGCGCAAACATCGCCTAACACTGGTACAAAGCCTGGTATTATTAAGGGACCTGCCACTCAAGGCTCAGATACAGTAGATAACTTTGCGGCATCACCAAACTAAGGAGCACAATATGAGCACACCCTATGACCGTCCAGCTAGGCCTTGGGACCTGTATAATAAAAACCTGGGACGAGTAGATACTTTAGATGCCGAAGCGCGTCTTGCTATCTGCAAGGCATGTCCATCTTTACTTCCTACGGGAAACTGTAAAGAGTGTGGCTGCTTTATGTCTCAAAAGGTAAAGTTACCAAACGCATCTTGCCCATTACATAAGTGGGAGTCAATACGAATTTCATATAAAGAAGAGATAGAGGAATAACACATGACAACAGAACCTACCAGAGTATTGCCACCTAATATTGTGGCATATGTTATTGATAACACAGTTGTACAAACAATTTTTGTAGATGATCGCATGGCCGCAATTGTTTTAAGCGAACCATTGGTGCTTAATATTACAGATCGTGGAATAAACACAGTTTTACAAGGGGACATTTACGATCCAGAAACAGGCACGTTTAGCCGCCCTACTGAATAAGGAGATATAATGCGTGGAGACAAGCGTGAGGGTCGATTTAGTATTGACTTTGAACGTTCCTCCAGCGTCTCTGGAGTAACTAAAGAGCTAGTACATACCGTAGGCACAACAATTGATTGGTATATCTACGATAACGTTAACAGCATTATTGACCCTATCTATGATGTAGGGGCTGATGGTGTTGGTGGCGGACGTATGTGGAAACCAAAAATTGCTATCCCTGCAATTAACGCAAATATGGATCAAGGCACATCTGTGTACGATCAACGAGGTTTCTATAACACAGATACTCTTAATATAGTTTTTAATATGGACGTTATAGAAAACGCTGTAAGTCTATATGGAACTGTAGCTGAGAATATTAGACGCCTATCTACAATAACTACTAACCCTGACCTATACCTAAGAGACAGAATTGTCTTTAGAGATGGGGTATTTTCTCCAATTCGGATTGGGTTAGACGGACTTTTAGGCGATAAATATACTATTGTTAATGTTCAATGTGTTCAGGTTAACCCTGAAGAAATGGTTAACGACACTCAGTTCCAATACTATGCACTACTTAACTCTCAAAATTGGGCTCCATTCGTACATGAAGGTTACGGAGATGGATACTACGGCACGGAAGGATACGGCTACTAATGCCATTAATTAAACCAACTAAAGGATCACTAGATTGGGACGTAAGTCTTAACGCTGCTCTTGACACGTTAGACGCAGAAAAAGCCCCCAAAGCTAGCCCAACGTTTACTGGAACAGTACGTCTGACAAACACCACTGCACCTACCGTCAATATGACAGGTGGAGGCATCCTCTACGTGGAAGCTGGGGCTCTAAAGTACAGGGGTTCTTCAGGTACTGTTACCACAATTGGTCCCGCATAATGGCTAAGATTAAAGCCGGTGGGGCAGACCACGTTGTAAAGAAGAACAAAAAGGGCGAAATAATTGTTGATCATGCTGCTAGCGCTAAGGCTGGCAAATATGATAAGATTAACCTGACCAAGAAAGCTGGGGCCAAGACCGTCAAAGAAGGCGAGAAGGCAACTAGAGATTGGCATAAGAAGAATCCTCATACGAAAGGTAAGAAATAATGTGCGCAGCATGCGGATGTGGTAAGAAAAAGGGCGAGCCAGGTTTTGGCAAGGGCCCTAAGTCTAAGATGGCAACAAAGAAGTGTACTTGCGGTACTTGTAAGGCATGTAAGGCAAAGAAGAAGTAATGTGCGCTACCTGTGGCTGCGGTAAGCCTAAAGACAAGCACGGCATGAAGACCCTATCTGCTGCCAATAAGAAGTACGACAAGAAGTCTGACTCAAAAGGTAAGTCTAAAAAAACCAACGTAGTACGAAAGAAGGGTATGTAATGTCTAAGTACACGGAGAAGTCTGATAAGAAGCAGGACGCCAAAGACACAAAGGGCATGAGCCCAAAGCAAAAGGCGGCCTTTCATAAGGCAGACAAAAAGCATCGCAAACCTAAGTCCCAAGAGGACGACGCCAAGATGGACAAGAAGATCATCAAGAAGATTAAAAAGAAGTAACGAGTTAGCCCCCGCAAGGGGGCTTTTTCGTTTATGATATCCTATGACGCCAGAGAAATCTGGAACCCTGCAGCTACACCCTTGCACCTCTATTGGAGGATTTATGATTAACCTTACTAATCGCATCCTGCGTGAAGAAACGGATGCCGACAAAGTTGAGTTCGTTCGTGGTGTTTCCAACCTAAATAACAACGGCGGTAAGAAAGTCGTTGGAGGTTTAGTGGCAGGATATATCATCGCGAAGTGGCTCACAAAAAATGGGTAAGCCTTCATGGAAAGCAATGATGCTGCAACCTATACGCCAGCAAGAAAAGAAGCTCACCTCTGCCTATGAGCAGATAATGCGTGCAAGTGTCGCAGCGATGCCTAACTGGACACCGGAAGCTGTAAAGAGTATTAACATGCGCTATAAAGATGGCGGACATGTAATCACCTATTCTGATGACAGTATTCTTGATATTGAAAATGGCACCCCAGACCAAGACTTGTCCCCAGCTATTCGAAATTTTATGATAAATAGGAACGGTAAATAACTATGCCTATTTTTATTAATGAAGATGCCGCCTTAAAAAAACGTATTAGCGGCTTGACGGTATCAGATAGCGGGAACGCCACAAGACCTGTACCTGTGTTTTACGGACACCCTGACAAAGACATTCGTAGCCAGACCTATCCATATATCACTATTGATTTGATCGGTGTATCAGAAGACCGTGAGCGTGCTCATAGAGGCTATGTACCTCTTACTTACAAACCTGAAGGTATGGATCTTGGTGACCCTACAAGCGGCGCCCAGAATATGGTCAGCATGCCTATACCACTAGATTTATATTACCAGGTCTGTACTTGGTCACGTCAACCACGGCACGATAGACAGATAATATCTGCTATGCTTAGCCCAGTAAGAATACCATATAGATTTGGACAACTCTGGATCCCAGAAGATAGCACATGGCGTCGTATGGATCTCCTAGGGTTTACAAAAAGAGACACTAATGAGGGCGGTAAGCGCCTTTTTAGTAATGTCTACAATCTTCGTGTAAGTGCGGAAGTATTTACCGATGAGTTTGTACCAGCTTACCAAGTACTAACAGACCCTAACATCGAGCTGACGTGGCAGACAACCTCGTTTACTACCCCCACAAACTAACTACAATCCCGTTACTTTAAGAAAATAACCTAACCTAAAGGAGTAAAACTAAATGGCAACATTCAGTCGCCCAGGCGTCTATGTCCAAGAAGTGTCTCTTCCACAGCAAGTTGGCTTGCCAGATACTAGCGCCTCAGTAGGCGCAATGGCAGGTGCTCTTTCTAAGGGTGATGCAACTGAACCTCAGTTGCTTCAATCTTGGGGAGACTTTGTGAAGACATTTGGCGGATTAAATGACACCTACCCATTAACATGGGCTGCATACAATTTCTTCGCAAATGGCGGAGGATCATTGTACGTACGTCGTATCACTGGTGCTGGAGCACTTCCAGGAACCATCACATTTATTAACCAAGCCACATCAACTTCTACGTTTACAGCCACTGTTACTGCAGCATCTGCAGCATCAGGTACAGTTACATATACAGCTGCAAACACATTTGCTGCTGGACAGACAGTAACTATTACTGGTCTTAGCACAGCTGCATTTAACCTATCAGCTGTAACTATTGCATCTGCATCAGCAACACAGTTTACAGTAACAAATGCTGCAACTGGTACAGCCGTAACAGGTGCTACAGCTTCAGCTACAGTTACAGTTACTGCTACACCTGTATTTACACTCAGCGCTGTAAACGCTGGAACATGGTCTGGTTCATATTCAGCACAGGTAGTTCCAGCAGGTGTTGGAACCCGCTTTGGTCTTAACATCTACTATACAGTTGGTTCAGCAACAAGCCTAGTAGAATCATTTACAGATCTAAGCATGACTTCAACTGATAAGTACTACTTTAAATCTGTAATTGATACTACATCAAGTATTGTAAGAGTTAACACATCAGGAATTTCTACCACTGCATTCCCATACACAGCTGCTACAACACCTACTGCATTTTCTGGTGGCGCCGATGGTGCTGCTCTTGTACGTGCAGACTACTCTGCTGCATGGCCATCATTTGACCCTATTCAGAATCCTTTGCTTGTTTATGCAGCAGATGCTCCATACGCAGCAACATCTACACTTACAGCTCAGATTCATGGCGATGCTATGATTTATGCAGGATCTCGCGACGATGCATTTGTAATCATAGATACTCCTTCAGGTCTTTCTGTTTCAGCAGCTAAGGCTCAAGTAACAGCTACTATGGCAATCGGTGCCGCAGCTACAACTGGAAACATTGCAGCTGCTTACTACCCATGGGTTAATATCCCAGACGGTAACAAGATTCCTGGTGCAGTTCATGCTCAGGCACCTGGTGCTGCAATGGTTGGTCAGTTCTTAGCCACAGATAAAAGCCGTGGAGTATTCAAGACCCCAGCAGGTTTAGGTAACAAGATTGCTCTTGCAGTCTCTACCGAGCACCAGTTCACTAACGCAGAGCTTGATGATATCAATACATACGCTGACCCAATCAACGCAATTCGCAACGTCCCTGGCGCTGGAATTGTTGTTATGGGTGGACGTACTATGGATAACACACCTGGCAACCGCTATATTAACATCCGTCGTTCTCTAACATTTATTGAAAAGCAAGCTAGAGATCTTAGTGCTTTTGCTGTATTTGAGAATAATGATTCTCTTTTGTGGAATAATCTACGTACAGGAATTGGCAATTTTCTTCTCAATTATTGGCAACAAGGCGGTCTTCGTGGTAACTCTCCAACTGAAGCTTACTTTATAAAAGTTGACGAGACTACAACTACTTGGTCAGACATTCAAAATGGTCGAGTAAATATTGAAATAGGCGTAGCCCTACAATACCCAGCAGAGTTTGTTGTCATTAGAATTGGACAACTAACAGGAAACGCAACAGCGTAAAGGAGATAAACAAAAATGGCCGATGCACCAAAAGTATACTCAAATGCACTCAGTAATGAAATACAGGATACAGGAAAACTAATTACAGATCCAGTTCGTAATTTTAAGTTTCTTGTTACCTTCTCGCCTACCAACGGCGCACCTACTACTTGGAAGGGCGGGTTTGGAACAATGGGCTTTGTATCATTGTCTGGACTTAGCGTAAACACAGAAGCTATTGCATACCGCGAAGGTGGTTACAATACCAACATGCACCAAATTCCTGGACAATCATCCTTTACTCCAATTAGTTTATCAAAAGGCGTAATGCTTAATCAAAATGGTAACTCTCTTTGGATGAAGCGTCTGTTTGCAATTATGACTCCAAGCGCTACTACAGGTATTGGATCAAACTTCCGTTGCAACCTAGACATCAAGGTCCTAAGCCATCCAAACCCAGCTGGTTGGAAAGGCTCAGATTCAACTAAACCTGATGCAACTAATGCGTATGAACAACATACGTCTTTGCGTTTTAAGGTTTATAACGCATGGATCACATCTCTATCATACAGTGATATGGATGCAGGAGCTAACAGCCTCATGGTTGAATCAATGCAGCTTGTGCATGAAGGCTTCGACGTAAGCTACGCTGAAGACCTCACAATAGCTAAGACCGCAGAAGCACTTCCATAACCACTACATATAAGGAAACAATATGAACACAGATACAGTTATAAATTCGCACACAAATCCTGAACTAGCAAACAAGTTAGCTAAGAAAGCTACAGAGTTGTCTGATCAGGAGGCAATGGTGAAAGCGGTAAAACCGCCAGTAACTTTGCCTCCTGCTACAGACGTAGATCTTCCTGGCGGTTTGTTTGATCCGTTTAACGGTCTTATTTCTAAGGCAGAAATTAGAGAACTTACAGGTGTAGACGAAGAGGCAATCTCTAAAATCGTTGACCCTGGTAAAGCTCTTCTTGCTATCTTAGAACGAGCTACAGTTAAAATTGGAGATGAGCCAGCTACTAAAGAAGTACTTGATTCTTTATTTTCTGGGGACCGAGAGATGCTTCTTCTAGCTATTAGATGCGCTACTTTTGGAAATGAAATTAAGTTAGGTCCTGGATTGTGCCCTCACTGTGAGGAAGCGCAGACCTTTAATATAGACCTTTCTAAAGACGTTGATATTAAGCGCCTTGACGACGATGCTGAGTTTATAGTAGAATGTAAAGTTGGCAAAGTTTTGGTAACACTACCAAAGGGTTCTACACAGAAAGCTATTATTGACTCAACAAATAAAACCTCTGCGGAGCTAGACACTATTTTGTTAAAGAACTGTGTTCTAGAAATTAATGGTCGACAGGTCATTAGCCCTGAGGAAGTTAGAAACTTAGCTATGCTTGATCGCAGAACTATTTTAAAGGAAATCGCAGACCGCAACCCGGGTCCACAATTAGGAGCACTAAAGAAAGAATGTCAGTCTTGCGGCCAGGAGGTGCCGCTCCCGCTATCACTAGCGGATCTATTTCGAGACTGAAGTTGATTACGAACTTCTAACTGATATGTATGACTTATTAAGTCAAAACTATAAAGGTTGGACGTTAACAGAGATTCGTTCTTTATCACCTAGAGAACGACTTAACTGGTTATATAAAGCAGCAGATAGACTAAGGCGGTGATTAAATGTCCCAAAGCACGGTACGTCCTGATGACGCTGACGACTCTGGCTTCTCCCTAAACGGATTAGATGAAAAAGAATTTGATGCTCTGCCTAAAGAGATGCTTAAGGTCTTTAAAGAAGTTGAAAAACTTGTAGAAAAGATCATGAAGGACTGGGGCAAAACTCTTGACGAAACAAAAGAGACCGCAAAAGAAGTAGGCGATGCTGCCAGTGGTGGCTCTGGCGGAAAGATGGCCAACAGTCTTGGAAAGTTTAGTAGCCCTGCCGGTAAAGTGGGTATGGGAATTCTGGCTGTGGGAGCTGCCTATACCTCCATGGCTCCTAACACTATGGATGCTGTTACTCAGCGTATGCAGGCAGATACGTTTGCCGGTCTTAGTGGTGTACAGGGCGGATCTCGTGGCGCAATCCGTCAAGCTAACAAACTAGTTGGTGGCGGAGCTACAAGTGCTATGGGCCCTACTATGGCTCAAGCAACTCTTTTTGGCAAAGGTATGGCTGCGGGCACAGTAGGTGCTAACAACGTTATGGGGCAGATGGCTGGCTCAACCGCGTTTAGCGGCATGAGTAACCAGCAAGTTGCAGGGGCTGTAGGTAACCTTAACGGCATGTCTCTGCTTCGTATGGGAATTCAACTGCGTGATTCTAATGGTGAAATTAAAAAGAATGATGCCCTTATTAATAAGGTTTATCAGTTCTTGTTTCGTGGACAAAAACTTACTAAAGCTGAAGCTGCTATGGTATACGCTCCACGAAGTAAATCTAATATTACTCTTCAACAAATTTCAGAAGGCGACCCAGATCTATTTAACTTCTTAGCATCTGGTATTGTTGCTCGCGCTAGTGCTGGAAGCGACAAGAAGTTTAGTGCTGCAATGAACAGTAAAGATCCAAACAAGATGTTGGATCTTATGGGTGTAGATAAGAGTAGTCCTCTACGTTCTAATTATAAATTTAATACAAGTGAAGCAAACAAACTCCTTGCTACAGAAAAAGGATTAGTTGGCGGCTACAACACCAGTTTAAATGCTGCATCATCTCTTAATGATGCTTATACTAAAATGGCAGAAGCTCTTGGCCCTGTTAATGATGGGCTTATGAACCTTAAAGCTATCCTACAAACTTTTCCTAATGCTGGTGGTGTAGCTGGCGGCGTAAGTCAGATTGCTAGCACTGGCATGAATGCCGCAATGACAGCTATGATGATGCGTGGTGGTGGGGGTGGCGCGGGTGCGGGAAGCGCTGGTTTCTTTGGCAAAATGGGATTTGGCAAAGGTACTTCAGGAATGGCTGGAAAATTTTCTGCTAAAGGTTTTGGTGCTGGAGCAGTTGCAGGTGTTGGATTAAATGTTGCAGGAAATGCAATTAAAGGCGACTCAGAAAAAGGAAGCGCAAGATCTAGACTTGGTACCGCTGCAAAGTGGGCAGGCAATGCCGCTATATTAAACATACTTGGTCCTGAAATTGGCGTACCAGCTATGATTCTTGCCGGTATTGCTGGCGGCATCTTTGGTGGTGAGAGAGGCAATACTATGGATGTTGCTGTTGAAAAGCATACTGCTTCAGGTACTCCAATGCCAACTGCTAGTCCGGTACCTGCTGGAACAGATGTTACATCTCCGTTTGGTCTTAGACCGGAAGCTGTAAAAAAAGCTGCTGCAGCTGGACACAAGATCAGCTTAGACCATAAAGGTACAGACTACGGCGTTCCCTCCGGAACACCTATCAAAGCTGTATCAGATGGTGTTGTAGAGAAGACAGGAAATCAACCTACTGGTTGGGGTAACTATGTTCTTGTCCGACACCCTGATGGTAGTAGCTCAAGATACTGTCACTTGCGTCGCATAAGTGTAAGCACAAATCAAAAGATTAAAAAGGGAGACATCATTGGTTTGTCCGGTGGTGGTGAAAACGACCCTGGTCGTGGAAACTCAACAGCTGCGCACCTTCACTTTGAAATTGCAAACAAGACAGGTGTTCGTGTAGACCCTGAAGCTTGGTTAGCAAACGCAAAGATCCCTCTTATTGCTGGGCTTAACTCTCAAGGAAAAAGATCAGAAGTAGGAAGCATGTTGTTTGATGAGTACAACTCACTTACTGATGCGTTTTCTCCAAACAGCCTAGACGGCTTCTTACAGGGTCAAGCAGATTATGGCGGAATTTCTTATAGTGATCTTACTAAGAACTTTAGTAAATCAGAACTTGAAGCCTTTAAAAATGTTACTGATAACTACACCGGTAAGCCAACTAAAAATAAAAAAGAATTAATGACTATGATTGCCGCGGGTGGTTTTAGAGGACCCGCGCTTAAAACTGCATACGCAATTTCTTTAGCTGAATCTGGTGGCCGTTCTAATGCAAAAGGTGATGTATCTTTACAAAATGAAAAATGGGGTCCAAGTGTAGGTTTGTTCCAAATTCGTTCTTTAAAGGACTGGAAAAAGTATAACGATCCTTACCGTGACGCATCCAGACTTACAGACCCAAAGTACAATATTGAAGCTGCTTGGAAGAAAAGTAACGAAGGAACTAACTTTAAGCCTTGGTCTGCATATACTAACGGTGCTTTTGCTAAGCACCTTTCTGAAGCAGATGTTATGGCTAAGGCTGTTGGAGTAGGTGGCGGCATAGGTGGCGGCAATGATTCTATGAACGTTGGGGTCGCTTCTTCACCAGCAACCATGGGTAGTCGCAGCTCCAACGGAAGTACAATGACAGCCAATTCTAATGTTACAATTAACCTGGATATGAGAGTATCTATAGCAAGTGCTAGCCCGGTAGAAGCCGAACGTCTTGTACGGCTTGTGGGGGAAAAACTTAAAAAAGATGCTGACTTTAAAAAGATTGCGAGTAGTTTATAATGCCAACATATAAATATTTTTATACAGTTGAAGCAAGCACCTCAAATGACTACCTTACTAATACTGGGGGAACGCTTACCGCAGAGCAGTACGCAGAGCTATTTGATGATGCTAACTGGGTGTATAGCGAAGTCGATCATAAAGAAACGCATCCCACTAGAACAACAGACCTTGTAAATGGTGTCTACACTAAACCAGCCACAGAAGATAAACCTTACGCTACAACCATTAAAGTTAAAAAAGATTTCTATATATCATATAGAATTAGATTTTATCTACAAGTAACTGGGTCGCCAGGTGGTGGATCTTTAGACGGTGTTTATTATTTAAATAACGCATGTATTAGTGATGTAACATTTAATCCAGTAACTACTGAAAATGTAAAGAAAAGTAGTAGCGGTAGTCAAAATGCGTCGGGAGTCGAAGGGGCAAAGTCTTACTACCCAAACGTTATAGGAGCAACCAGCGGTACTAATTGGTTGGTAGTTTTTCATATAGCTAAAGATAGTTTTAAAATGGGTTTTCCTTTTTCAGTTACAGCAAAAGTAACACCTCAACAGTACATCTCTCCTACTGGCACTGTCCCTCACCCATCAGCAACTGTTGTAACCATTGCAAATACAGACATTGCTGGTATGAGACCAGGAATTAACTGCACAAATGCTGGTCTTAAAACAGCTGTACCTGACAGCTTTGCTAATTCTTTATCTTCTAGAGGTGCAACTTTTCCAACTGGTGGTGACTATTCAAACTTTAACTATACTTACGCAGAAGATAAGTGCACTAAAGATCCAAAGAGACTTTTTACCGGAGTAAAATGGTTTGCTTATAAAGGCACGTCAGGATATCTTAAAGGTAAAGTAGTAGTTAGATACGCTAGAGTGTTTTCAGATAAAGACGGCAACGTAATAAACAACAAACCTCAAGAACAAGAAGCAGATAAAACCAAATCTTATCGCATGTGCAAAAACTTAGAAAAAATTGTTGAAGAAATTGTATTATTAAAAGTAGGAAACTGTGGTGAAGAAGTAGACCCTCCTGAGACTAAAGGTGATGATGACAAAGACGCTATTATTACTAGACCTACTCAACCAACAGATGCATTAAGATGGAACCCGCCTCCACACGTAGACTCTAGAGGTGTAGATTACTTTACTAGAGTTAATAAAGATCAATTCTTTAGCGCTAGCGGTCAAACAATAGACCCTAGTGCTTTTAGAAACATAATAAATACATATGTAGGTTCTCGACCTGAACGTGGTCGCATTTTTCAAGACAAGACTACTGCTAAAGCGATGAACTTAATAGAAGGCGTATCTTTAAATAAAAAAACTGGTAACGCTTTGCAATGGGGATTTAGATTTATGTATAATCCAGAAATGATTAGCTATGACAACTCTGATAAATCCGGAGTTGACTGGACGTATGGATCTAAAGATAAAGGTACCCTTCTTACTGGAAGTCAAACTATTAACTTCGATCTATTAATTAATAGAATACCTGACATGAGCTACCTACTAAACATAGATAAAGAAATTGCAAACGCTCCAAACAATCAATCAAGATACGATATTTTAAGTGTTAATGGTGCGTACGGTAGAGACCTACAACCTTACGAAAAAGAAGGAATATTAAAACGCGGTACAGAATATGATATTGAATTTTTGTATCGTGTCTTAACAGGAGATCCTAAAGCAAACTCTTTATTGTTAGAAAAAGGAAGTACACAGCTCACAGCGGATATAGGCTACACTACAATGGTACCTGTGTGGTTAATTCTGCACGAAAACATGAGACTATTTGGAGCAGTATCTAGCATCAGCGTAACCCATAGAATTTTTAATCAAAATATGGTTCCTATGCTAAGTCGTTTGTCAATTGGTTTCCAACGTTACCCTGCTGTGGATGGGAAACCTCCTAACACAAGTTCAACCCCAAGTACTACACCATAAAGGAGATAATAAACTATGGCTATAGAACGTGTATCTAGATATTACGATGGTCCTTTGTCTCAGACAGAACACAAATATACTGGAGAATATGTAATTTCTGTTTACAGAAAATTTTCTACAAAAACGGATGTTAAATACGTTATGCATACATGGGAAGAAGGAGATAGCTTTGGAATCCTTGCTGAAGCTTTTAACATAGGTCCTAAGTATTGGTGGGAGATTTTAGAAATCAATCCAGAAATATTAGACCCTTTTGAGATCGTTCCTGGAACAAACGTAAGGATCCCTTATGTTAACTGATATAGAAAGTCCTGGGTGGATACCGTTTGTTTGGCAATCTTCTGGTCAGCTAGTTGATTTTTCTGTTACTTTTCCAAAAGCTAAAGATCTAGACATTAGACTTATAGGTGCTGAGCTGTATCAAGCTAGCGGTGAACACGATATGCTTATTCTTCACTTTAAGGGAAACCCTGATCCTAAACAAAATTCCATACTATCTAAAGACCCTGTTATTTTTACTTTTAGGTCTCAAAAATTAAAATCTACTTGGAACGGATACGTAACTCAAATAGAGCAATCTAATACAGTTACTGGTGGAAACACAGACATTATTTGTATAGGACCTTCCTTTTACCTTAAAGATACGTCTCAAAAAATATACAAAAACGTAACAGCAGATCAGGTAGTTTCTCGTATTGCTTCTAAGCATAACTTACAAGCCGTTACACAAAGACATCCAAGAGTAAAAGATAGCATAGTGCAGGCTGGACAAAGTGATTGGCAGCTTCTACGTCGTCTTGCCAAATCAACCGGGTTTGTTTTGCGCTGCGAAAACACCTCCCTTCTTTTTGTATCTGTAGATAAAATATACAAAGATAAGAAACAATCCGCCCCATACTTTTATTATATTGGTAGCGACGATAACTCTGGCAGTACCACTAAAGAACTAAGAATGCTTGGAACTTGTTTTGGGTTTAAACCAATAGTTTCTGACAGTTCTCCGGATACTGGAGTTCGTGTAGACCGAGTGATTACAGGTATGCATACACAGAATGGAGCTGTGCTTAGCACTACTCACAAACACAAATCTAAGTCCGTAGGAAATGCGGGAGTTGTAGTGCCTAGCCAGGAGTACTTCTTGCAATGAAAAATTTCTCGAATGATAGCCCTTCTTTAGATTCCTCAGCTTCTTTTCAAACACACCACGTATATGAGGTAGCCACATCTTTTGCAGATGCTCAACACATTGCCACAGATTATTCTAATGCAAACAAGTATCAACATAAAGCTGTGGTAAGTATTGTTGGCCACGCACCACTACGTCCATACGACCCCATATATCTTGACGGTCTTCCTAATGGTATGTCTGGGTATTGGACCGTGCTAACAGTTAAGCACATATTTGGCGGTAGGCCAGCTGACTATATGCAAGAACTTATTGTTGGCACAGACACATTAGGAGATACAAATCCAGATGCTGCTAAAAACTCTTCGTATAGAGATGTACAATCAGAGCTTGCAGGACAATCAATAGATAACGCCGACGCTGTTCTTACGGAATACTATCTATCTCCAAACTCTTCCTCATTGGAATCGTTAAACGGATCTACAAAATTAACTCGGGTTACATCTGATTCTACGGTAGGTGTTCCAGCGGTAAGCGGCATGAGCCCATTTGCTGACACCCCACCCGACATATCTCAAGTAACAAATGTGTTAAAATGGACAGCTACTAGTAGTGGAAGGGTTATTAAATGACAGCACCTTATTCAAATTACGGTGAAGATCCTCAAGGGCGTCTTCGTTTCTTTGGGTTATACTCTGCTATTGTTGCTCCCGGTGTAGACCCGCTAGGAAGAAACCGCGTACTACTTCAAATCAGTATGCCTACTGGCGGTGAAGTATCTAACTGGGCTGAAGGCTGTTTACCTATTACTTCAAATTCAAACCACCCAGATCATCTACCCCATACAGCAGCAGAAATTGCTGCGCTGCTAACCACTCAAGCAACATCTACACCAGATGCATATGGAAGCACAGATATTCCACCGTTAACTATTGTGGCTAAAGCGGGTGCGGGTCAGTTAAACCATGCCTATTCAAGATCAACTACTCTAAAGCCGGCCAAAGAAATGATAGCGGCTGTTGGAAAAAGCTATGTTGTCAAGAACGCACCTACATCAAAGACTGACGTTAATGAAAAAAGTCTGTACACTACAGAGAGCGGTCTTAGTGCACCAGGACTTACCAGCTCAGACACATCAATAAAGGTTCCTGAGCACACGTTTCACAGAAACCTTCCTGTGGTAGGGCAAAAGGTTTGGGTTATGTTTGTAGCCGGAGACCCTGAGTTTCCCGTATGGATTGGAGTACAGGCATGACAACAAGTATTGCGTATCCGTACACAATTGATCCCAATGGATTAGTTTCTGCAACAAGTAATAGCACTAAGTTGTATCTAGATAGGGTTTTAACTTTAGTCAGTACTTATATGGGGCAGCGTCCTATGATGCCAGACTATGGTGTAGACTGGTCTGGAGCTCTTTTTGAAAACGATAACGTAGCAAGAATAGCTATACCTATAGCTATTAGAGGAGCTGTTGCTAAATGGGTACCTGAGGTACAGGTATCAGACGTAAATATAAACTTTGATGAGCTTGAAGGTATTGAAAACGTTACTTTAGGACTACTACTTCCTGACAATACGTTTTCAACACTTAACATTAATACAGCAACATTTAATATGGACGGAACGGTTACCTACTAAAATGCAAATTGACTATACATCTAGAGACTTTGAGTCTATCAAAGAAGACCTTATAACGTTAATTAGAACTAAGACAAATAGTGACTGGGACCCTACAGACTATTCAGATCTTGGTTATGTGTTAGTAGAGGCGTTTTCCTATATGGGTGACATTATGTCTCACTACTTAGATCGCATTGCAAATGAAACCTCTATTGATACCGCTATTCAACGCAACACTCTACTGTCTTTAGCTAAGCTGTATGGCTATAAGCCGTCCGGACCAACTCCAGCAGAAGTCTACGTAACATTTACAAACGTATCTACAGCTGCTGTTGACATTCCAGTAAAAACACAAGTACTTGCACCACTATCTTACGGACCTTACTCTGTAGTGTATTTTGAAACAACTGAGTCAGCATCAGCTTTAGGTCCCGGCCTATCTATTACCTTAAAAGCTCAAGAAGGTATAACAGTAAACACAGACCGTCCAGACCTTATTGACAGCACATACAACAAAGCATTGCCAGCAAACCTAGGTACATCTAGCGGAACTGAGAATCAAGTATTTTTAATTGTAGATTCAAATGTTATTGACTCTTCAATTAGCGTATATGTAGGACAGTCATCTGCGTTTAGCTTATGGAATTATGTAAGTTCTCTTTTAGAGTACGGTCCTACAGACACAGTGTTTACTACAGAACGTAATAGTGACGGCACCTTAAGCATTGTTTTTGGTGATGGAATTAACGGCTCAATCCCACCAGCCAGTCAACTAATCAGCTCTACATATAAAACAAGTGTGGGTGCTGCAGGAAACATTAAGTCAAACTCTATTTCAGAACTAACTTTTATTCCTGGCAATACAGAGACTCAAGCTTTAACATACCTTACTGTAAGTAACGTAGCTCCAGCTTACGGAGGAGCAGATGCAGACAACACCAGTCAAATAAGAACAAAAATTAAAGCAGCAGTCTCTGCTAGACGTCGTGCTGTTACACTAGATGATTATGCTGATCTAGCTTTATTAGTAAGTCAAGTAGGAAAAACAAAGGCGCAGTCATCTGTTTACTCATCTGTAAACCTATACCTACAAACTCAAGAAGATAATAGTGCTGCTCCAGGATACCCTCAAGCTACAATTGCCACCGCTTCTGGATCAGGAACTGTAGTCACGTACAATACCGCGTCTCCGCATGGTCTTTCTGTAGGAAACGTTGTAAATATTTCTGGACTGTACCTAACACAGTATAATCTTTCTGGAGTTGCTATTGCCGCCGTACCTACCACTACATCATTTACAGTAACAAACGCTGCAACAGGTACTTGGAACGCTGTCACAGCAAATGGTCGTACTGGATTGGTTATTAAAACAACTCCTACAAACAACTGGTATGCAATTCAAGCTTCTGTACTGCAATATATGGCAGATAAGATTCCTGCTGGAGTAACATTAAACATACTTCCTCCTACCTACGTACCTGTTTATGTAGACGCTGCAGTTACTATTCAAGATACCTACAAGCAATCTGACATTAAACTAGCAGTTTATAAAGCATTACTTGGAGCTAATGGGTTGTTCCAATACTCTAAAAATGTGTTTGGTGGAACTGTTCCTCTTTCTTCCGTAATTACAGCTATTCAATCTATACCTGGAGTTATATCTACCTCAGTTACTAAATACAATAAAGATGGAGGAGCAAGTGCAGCTAGCTTTACGGTAGAATCAAATGAAATTTTATACCTTACTTCATCTAACTTGGTGAGTTCTGTAACCGGTGGAATTGCTTAAGGGGAAAATTAAATGGCAAAATACGGTACTAGACGATATGCGTCTGGGTTTAAGTACGGTGAACTATCTACTGTAGGTGTTTACTATGAGTCAAACCTCATCGCAACTTCTTTAGACTACAACATTATTCAAATTACTTGGGGAAATATTATCCCCGACCCAGCAGATCCGGCAATTACTCACTGGAAATTAGTGAAAAGTTATGTTGGAAGTTTAGACAACCCAGATGATGGACAACTTGCAGTTGGTGGGTCGTATCTAGGTGGTGGGTTTACAAATAGTTATACTGATATTCTTTCTATTACCGACACAACAGAAATTCATTACTCATTATGGATATTTAATGGCCTTAACTGGATTAACTGTGGGCAAGATTATGAAACTGCTGTTGCTCAAACTAGCACTATAGATATTGTTACTAGGTGGGTACCAAAAGCTTGGCTTAACCCTACAGTTGCAAATATTGGTGACGGTGTAGGTGAGAATGAGGACAACACTCTTTATAAAGTATTAAGTATGTACTCTTTTATGTACGATCAACTGCGTGCTCAAGCATACCTTTTAGGTAGGGTAGCAAATCCTATTTATACCCCATCTGTTTTATTGAGATATGGGGTTACAGATCTTGCGCTTACATATGAGCCTTCTTTAGGAGACAGCTATCATCGTTCTTTGTATGGTTCAGGAAACAATATTAATGCAATTAAAGGAACTAAGTCAGGAATAAACGCATATGTTACCGCATTAACACATTGGAATTCTGATATTGTTAACGGCAATAATTTAATGTTGGACTACAACGACTCTTCCTTTGAAGAAAGCTTAGGACGTTGGGCAGCATCTAGTGGGACTTTAGCACAAAAAACATATGCCGTAGAAACAGGAGTACCGGTTCCTGCTAAGACACAGGTATTGTTTGACCCTATTTTTAAACCTAGACTGCTTGGCTTTGCTCAGCTTACTACCGCTGCTACTACAGCGGTCACACTAAGCTTGCCAAACACCGGAGACAACGTAACTCTATATGGTATATCTGTTAAAGAAAACACTCGTTATCTATTTAGCGGTCAAGTACTTCACAGAGACAATGCTGCAAACGTTACCGCCACTATTACCTGGTACAACATGTTTGGAACATCTTTAGGAAGCACAGCAGCGGCAACAGCATTAACTACGACTACAAGTTGGAAAGAGTTTACAACATCTTCTGACTCTGGGAGAAACGGTCGTCTATCTCCTATTGGCGCTAAGTTTGCTAAAGTAACTATTACTGTAACCCCATCGTCCGCATCATCTAGTAGGTACGCGCTTGATCTTCTTCAATTTGCTGAAGCTTATAGAAGCCTTGAATATCAAGACGCAAAACTTATTAGGGTAGAAGCTGTAGGGGATAAAGAAAACTACTTAGCCAACGGTAACTTTGAATCAGGTTTATTTGGATGGAATGCATACAGTGGGTCTTTAGCTATTGATAAAAACATAACCTCTGGTGTTACAACTTACGGTGTGCACGGAACACAGTGCCTTAAGTTTACAGCTACAGCCGCTAATGCTGCGATTGTTTCTGATTGGGTTGCTGTTGATCCAGGTAAAGTTCTTACCTTCAGTGCATATGTTCTGGGCACTTCTACAGACACAGCTGTAGCAAAAGTTGAGTTCTCTCAGTACGTGTCTGAAGAAGAACAGACTAGAATTTTTTCAGATGCGGAAGGACAGTATTACCCTACTACGCATTATACAGTAGAGTCTAGCGCAATGACGCTATCTCTTACAGAAAAGAAACAAATATCTGTAACATCTACTACTCCTGCATATACTAAAGATTCTGGATACCCCTTAGTTAAGGTAAGTATTTATTTTCCTGGAGCAGTTAACACCAGAGTTTACTATGTTGATGGCGCAATGATTGAGCATACAGATACAGCCAGCAGATTCTTTTCTGGTATCGGTGGCATTGCTCCTACAGACCCTACTACCCAACAATACTATTCTCCTGACTATACTCGTTGGGAAACAAAGAATATAGTTAACTATATGTCTAACCCTGGGTTTGACGTTAACACTACTGATTGGTCATCTACAGGAACACTAACAAGAGTTACTACGGATGCTTCTCTTGGATCTTTGTTTGGAACACACTTTGGTAAAGTAGTGTATACAACAAGCACAGCAATCACAGGGGTAGCATACCTACCGTATGCTGCAGAAGGTGGAGAAGATTTTATTGTATCTGCGTATGTAAGAGGACCTGCTGCAACCTACACTATAAACGGCACAAGTTATACAGTAGGAGCAAGTGACACCACAGTGTGGCATAAAATTTCTGGGTTATATAAACTTACTGCAGCAGCTACTAGTTTATCTTGGACAATATCTGTTGTTGCCACTACTCCAGCAGTTGCTACATACTTCCACATAGATGCAACGCAGGCAGAGTACGGACGTATACCAAACCGTTATGTAGATTCAGCTGACGGTACAAATACCACAACACTGCTTAATCCAATAAACGGCGCTAAAAATATGTACGCTATTCAAGGAGAAAGCACTTACTCAAGTAAGTCTAACTTCTTGTACAACTATCCTGTTAAAGTATCTCGTTTAAAAAACACACTTACAAACTTTATTGGTCATGGAAGCACCTTCTCTATTAAGACTGGCCACGAAAGTTACGGCTATCAAGATTTAACAGAATCTTTAATTCCTAATAATTCCTTTGAAACAAGTCTTGGATCTTGGGTTGTAGTAAACTCTACTCTTAGTAGGGAAATTTCTAGAGGCTTAGAGTTTAACGAAGATGTTACCCACGGCCAAGCCTATGCAAAAGTAACAACTGCAGGGTCTGCAGGAAGCGTTCCTTTTGGAATAAAGACATCAAAGGTATACATCTCTGATAGCGCAAGCTACTACGCTTCTGTTGCTTTGCGACCAAACGCTGCAAATGCGGCGGGAACCTTTGCTTTGAAGGTAGAATTCTTCAACGCTCAAGACGTATCTGTGTACAGTAAGACAAATACTAAGACCTTTACCACTACCACACGCTGGGCATACCTGGCAGACACATATTCGATTGCCAACATTGCGGGAGCAACGTACGCGATACTAACAGTAACCGCTACACCAACAGGTGGTTATGTATCCGGTCAGAACTTCCACATTGACAGAGTAGTGTTTAGAGAGTAGACTGTTTTATATGGGCACTTTATTAATTTCCGCATTGGCTACAGCGTGTATCCTGTCTGCCGTAGAAGCATTTCTATTCTCATTAAACAAGTGGCGTGGGTTGTTAGGTATTTTCTTTAACACACTCTTTTGTCTACTACTAGGAGTCTCACTTAAGGAACTGGTACCCTTTGTACTTGGGTCTACCTTTGCAGGTCTTACCCTCTCCTTGATGGTTGAGCAAATCTTTACAGGCTTACCGAAGGGCAATTTGCCAAAGCGCATACCTCCGCGATAGAATATCTATAGAGGAGACATTATGCAATCACCATATTCAAACCCCTACTTGTCGATGCGGGCAAGAGGGCTATTCGCATACTATGCAGAGCTTGGCCGAGTTGTATCGGCTGACGAGCTCTCTGCCGTCATGCCCGAAGGTAGAGACTCAATCCAAGGTGCGATCAACGAATTAAAAGCAAACCTATATATTAAGACCACCAGAGAGTGGAACGGCACTAAGTGGTTTAGCTCTATGAAGTTCACAGAAGGGGCAAAAAAGCTCTTAAGTCTGAATACCGGCTTTTCAGGGCTCTTGTACATTGACAGTGATGCAACTACTAATACTAGTACTACTACTAGTAACAATCCTATAGTAGAACTACTACGTAGTTCTACTATATCGAGGACTGCGTCCTCGAGGAATGAAAGAGGTAATGAGATGGGATGGGATTTAGATGGAGAACAACCTAAGCCAAAGAAGCGCTTTCGAATTGACGCAGAAGATGATTCAAGTGGCGCTGTAGGCAAGGTCGAAGACAAGAAGGCTTTGCGCCAGGCTAAGTACGGGGCAAAGGATCTAGAGTCTGATCCACTTCAGAATCGCTCTAACAAACCTGAGGCGGACTGGAGCACTAAAGATCTTGTAGCAGAGTTTGGGGCTTTACTAAACCGTAGTCAAGCTCGTGATGTCCCTATGCAGCTTAACACTCAGCATCTTTCTATCTGGATCAACAAGATGGTTGGCGAAGGCGTAACTAGACAACAGATGCTTCTAGCTATTAGAATGTTCTTTGAGGACCCACGTCATCTTAACGACCCAGGTATTGGCGTTCAGATCTGGCGCAGGTTCATAGCGTACTACCCAACCGCACACGGCTTGGTTACCCGCGAAGAGTTACCTACATCCTATGTGGATGAAGAGTTCAAGGCTCAGCAAGATAAGATGCTCAGACTACTAGGAGGCAAGTAATGGAGTGCATTGCTAAAACTTCTACTGGTAATCCTTGCAAGGTTAAAGGCGAGGAGAGCCGTAACGGATTGTGTCATGTTCATGACCCAAACGGCAAGTATCAAGTCCAACACCCAAAGTTCGCAGAGGCAGTTAAAAAAATACAGGAGGCAAGTAATGTACGACTTAAATAAGATCGCACCTACCATCCGTCACCGGATCCTACGAGCCAATCTGCCTATGAAGTCTATCGGTATGGAGCTCTCAGACCTCAATAACGGCCCTGCTGTGGATAAGGTCAAAATCTGGCTGGAGCAGGTTAGATCAGGAGTGGTCATTAAAAGCCCTGGAAGCCCCTTTAGCGGGCTTGGACTCCTACTGGTAGGGTTACCAGGTCACGGCAAGACAACCCTAGCCTCTGTGGCGGTTCAGGAGCTTATTCGAACAATGCCGTTTGACCTAGAACAGCCTGGTTTATTCTTGGACTACCCAAAGTTCCTACGACTTGAGAAGAGCGCATTCGACGACAACAGTCTAGAAGATGACCTAAAAAAGATCTACGGGGATGATCGCCATTCAATACCTTTGTTTATCTTAGATGATCTTGGTAAAGAATATAAAACTCAGGCCGGTTGGTCAGAGAATGTTTTTGATGCTTTGATCCGTGCACGATTTAACGCAGGTCTTCCAACAATTATTACTACAAATGTCCGTACAGAAAGTTGGAGACGTACGTATGGTGAAGCAATGGCAAGCTTTGCCCATGAAGCATTCATGTGGGTTGAGGTAGAATCAGAGAATGGAGACTTACGTAAATGAAATTACCTGACATGTATTGGATGATCACGCAGCTTTTTCTATCTGACACTGGTGTGCACGAAGTGCATGTCCATCAGAGCACACACAAGTTGCGTTGCAACTGTCCTGGGTATACAACACGCAGTCAATGTAAGCATACTCGTTTTGTAAAAGAGAAGATGGCAAACAACGGTGGCACATACCCTGTAGAAATCTCAAACAAAGTTGATAGATACAGTAGTGAGATGGCTGCCGAGGATCCAGTGGCTTTTAGAGAATTGCTGGTAAACTACGGCAAGATCGTAGCACTGTAGGAATGCGCGGGGGCGATATTTCTAACGAGATACCTATGAGGGTACTCGTATCCTTAGACTGCATACTTGCTAGGGAACTAAAGTTTAATAGGGTGCTTGGTATTCAAGTTCCTTATGAAGAAGTTACTTACAGCCGTCAAGCCCTATCAAGCTTCTGGCGGTTCAGAGATAAAAATGAGTACACCTTAGAGTTAGTAGGGTTCGAACACTCTCAGGAACAGATGGACGATGTGTTAGAAGATCTAGACAACCTAGGTACTAACCCATTTAATTATTCAAGAGCTTATCCGGTAGTTGCTGATCTTGTAGCAGAGCTTCCGTACAGACCGGAAATAAAATATGTAATTGATGTCAGCTCTCGTGGTATGCGCTACGGGCACTGGTTTCTAGACGAGGGAGCAATGCATGGCAGCAAATAATGAAGAGCGCTTGCTCTCCAAAGCCATACGCAGTAGGGATATAAGACCCCTTATTGAGTACGGTGTACAGGAGGACTGGTTCTTTAATGATCTTAACCGACAGGTCTGGAAGTTCGTTGCTAAGCATAACGAGAAGTATGGTGAAGTACCTACTGCCGTTACTGTAAAGGAAAACTTTCCTACCTATACGTTGCATGCCGTAGAAGATAACATCGAGTATCTCTTAGATCAGTTGGTAGAGTATCGCAAGCGTCAGAAGACTATTGATACTCTGCTAGAGGCACAACAATCTGTACAGCTAGGTGATCACAACGCAGCTATTCAGACTATGAGTTCTGCGGTGCAGTCGCTTCTTAACGACAACACCAGAGAGTCTAACGACGAGAACCTTAGCGAGAACCCACTAGAACGTTACGATGAATACTTGAGTATCAAGACTCGTCCTAACGGTTTACTTGGTATCTCTACAGGGTTTAAGACTATCGATGACATTACTGCCGGATTACTTAAGCAACAGCTGTGGACTATAGTGGCCCCGCCTAAGACAGGTAAGTCTGTGCTAGCTATGCAGATGGCTATCCGTGCACAGGATGAAAACCTTAAGGTTATGTTTCAATCGTTTGAGATGACGGCTAGAGAAATGAAGACACGTTACGACGCTATGCGTGCCCACATTTCACACAGTCGTTTGATCCGTGGTGCTCTGCGCACAGAGGAAGAAAAGCGTTACATGGATCATCTAAGTGAGCTCCGTCAAGAGTTCTGGATGCCAGATAACATTGCAGCACGAACCATCACTGGTCTGTCTGCAAAGATTGAGAAGTTCAAACCGGATATCGTATTCGTTGATGGTATGTACCTGATGATGGATGAAGAGACCGGAGAGACTGAGAGCGAACGCTCACTACGTAGTCTTACTCGTAACATGAAGCGTGTAGCTCAGCGTTATGATGTGCCTGTTGTGGTGAGTACTCAAGCACTGCGTTCTAAAATGCGTGGGGGAAAAGTAACTGCTGATTCTATTGGCTATACATCTTCTTTCTTGCAGGACTCAGACATTGTGTTAGCACTACAGCGACAGGACGAAGAAGATGATTCATCTAGATCTTTAACTGTTGCAGCAAGT